TTGTTGAACACGATAGCAAAAGACTTCAACTGAGCTAATAGCTTAAACCTTTCATCAGCCATCCATGCAGGTTTCTGTACCATACGAGGACGCATCACAGTGTCTTCAATGACGTTAAGGATACCCATTCTAAACTGATCTCTATAGAACTTGTCTTTCTTACCGCCTCTTCGATGCCAGTTGTAAGCTTCAGTCATGTTAAGACCTGCCTCAGCAAACTTATCACTGATGCGTAGCTGTTCTTCCAGATTACCTGTAGCTACAGCTTCCGAGTACAATACAAGGTCTGATCTAAATGCTTGCTCTGCCATGATAGCCGCAGTCATTCTCAAAGCTTCAGTCCACTGTGGTGTTAGTGTTAGGTTATAGAAGAAGTTCTCTACGTTAGTAATCCTACCACCAATCTCATTGTCACCAATCCGAGCCGCCGCAGTATTCTTCAACTCATAAAGACTAACACCCATGTCTTCTAGAATACCTTGATCTACTAAAGTACTAGCTTCTTGGAAAGACAGACCACGACCGTGCTTAAACTGTTGCTTAATTATCCTACCCGCTAACTTACCTGCTGTAGTTATAGTCTTACCTGTCTGTCCTGTTTTAGAGGCTACAACAAACACCTCAGCTAAAGAAGGAAGAATAGATAGGGGGAGTAGGGTTACAGATAAACCCGCTCTAAGAGCATTCTGTGCGGTTCTAACGGCAGTCCCTCTAGATGTATCTAAGTTACGCTTAGGAATACGCTGAGATAAATTCATAGCATCAGCCATGTTATTAAGAGCTAACCTAGTATCAAACTTCTTACCCTGTCTTTTAGCATCTGCAATAACATCGTAAAGCTCTTCATAAAACAACTCATTCTCTGAGCCAAAAGTCTTAGCATGTCCTAGTCTTTCTGCCATCATCTCATAGTAAGAATACATAGCTTCCTGAACACTAGTCTTAGGATCAAGCCAGTTATTCCAGAAGTCTTGAGGCAACTCAGCTAACGCACGATGAGTTTCAACAGCGTTCTGTTTGTTAACTTTAGCACCTTTCTCAAAGCTAAAACCTACCTGACCATCCTTGCTCTTAGCTACTTCCTTCATAGCTTTCTTATAAGCATCTTCTTCAGATATCTCTTCTTTCTTTTGTATCTCTTTAGCTTTAGCTTCTACATTCTCTTTGAAGTTATCGACAACATTGACATTAGTTTCGTTACCAAAATGCTCATAGCCTTGTTCTTCAATCCTACCTACATACGCTTCAATCTTGTCACGACTTAGGTCTAGTCCATTAGCTTCAGCTTCAGCAACAGCTTGCTCAATAAACTCTGTTCTGTTACTTCTTATCTTCTTGTAGTCAAGTCTTCCAAGTAGCGGGAAGTAAGTACCACCCTCATAAAGAGTAGTATCAATCTCCACAGCTTTTAGGTCGTTCTTGATAGTTAAATCTAAGAAAGTAGCCAACTCATTAGACGCTTTCTTTTGTTGCTTATTTAGGTTAGCATACGCCTCGTTCTTCAAGGCTTTGTTCTCTTTACTATCTTCAGGCATAACACGATGGTCATGTACAGCTTGAGCTTCTTCCCTGCTCAATTCCATAAACGATCTAATGCCTTTATTGTAAGCCGCCTTATATTGCATAGCATTAAAGTGAACAGGGACTACGCCTATCCTACGCCCATAGTCACCAGTAGTCTGTTGGAACTTAGCCGCTAACGCCCTAGCTTTAGGTGTATTGACTCTGCCTACGAACTGTGCAGGTTTATCTCCAAGTATAGGGGCTAATAATCTGTTGTATAGGTGCGCCGCTTTAGTCTCAGTTACTGGTATCTTTTCGTAATTCTTAACCCACTTATCAGATGCGTCAGGGTTGTATTCTAAGATACCTTCTTCAAGTTGCTTTGCTACAGCTAAGTCAGCATTGTTCTGTGCCTTAGTCATAATGCTACCGCCTACCCCAAAAGGTAAGCCTAAGATACCACCGACAAGACCTTCAATAGCAGACTCTTTCATAGCCTCTTGAACGTCAAGCTCATCCCAATAACTAGTAGCATTACTAGCGGCTAGAGTTGTACTGAAATCCTGCACAGCTTCAGTAAGACCAGACGTTACCATAGCAGTACCTACATTACGTCCAAGACCTGCACCTCTACCTGCACCTTCTCTAAGATACTTAACTGCTAAGTCTGTTTTACCTGCTTCAAGTGATTTAAGAACTTCAGGAGACATTTGCTTAATAGCAGGTGTCATAGCTTTGACAAACTTAGCCGCCGCTAGAGGCTCTAACGCACCTAACGCAAGACCTGCACCAATATCTGCCATCGATGCTGTGTAAGCTTCGTCCATGTCTTCAGCTTTAAGACCAATGTCACCTACGTTCATAATACCAGAGGTAACACCACCTGCAACCAAAGCACCTACTGAGCCTTTAGCCCCAACAGCTACTGCCGCAGGAGCGGCTAACAACGAAGGCAAGGCTACACCTACAGTACCTGCACCTCTAGCTACTTGATCTGCTAAGCCTCTAAAAGAGAACTCACCCTCTTCATCATACAAAGGATGCGCTGTAACTTTCTGTACATCGCTCATGTTCTCTTCTTTACCTTCAACCATTGCCTGACCAAACGCACTGTCAGCAAAGCCGAAAGCTTCTGCTAAGGATTGACCTCCACGGTACAAGAGAGCCTGTCCTAGATCGACACCTGCTCCTATTTGATCGCCTATTCCGTCAGGCTTGCGGGCTACTCTTTCATCGTATTGAGCATCAGCCATGTCCCATAGAGAGTTGAAATCAACATCTGCTATAGATTGAGTCATTATAAGTTTCCTGCGTTAAGCTGTTTAATAGCCTCTTTATATCCTTCTCTGGCTTCGTCAATAGATATTTCTCCACCATCGCCAAACCAATCATCGCCTAGCTCTTTAGCCATATATTTAAATACTTTATTTCTAGCGGCTTCAGGAGCATTAATGATTCGAGGGTCTACGCCATATATTAGTCTAGCTAAGGAATCTAGCTCTGACTTTTCACCATCAACACCTGCACCTTGCAACTCAGAAGACAAGCCCTGAACCTTAGAGCCATAGTTACTATACAGACCACCTTTATTCTGAGCGGCTAATAACTGAATAGCCAACTGAGCATCTGCTCTTTTCTTAGCTTCTTCTTGTAACTGTTCTTTATTTCTAGAAGCAATACCAACCTGCAACGCTTGACCTATGTTAGCCGCAGTACCTTTACCACTGCTAGAACCTGCAAGCATAGCCGCACCCATAGCCATCAAGTCTACCTTTTGATTTAACCTATCAAACCAGTTAGTGTTGTCCTCAGTGTCTCCACCTGTAGTACCTATCTCGTCCTTTAATTCGTCTTCTTCTTTTCTCAACTCTTTAAGGTCTGTAGTAGGTGTAATATCTAACTGTTCTTGCACCACTTCTGTAGAAAGATCAGGTCTATTTACAGAGCCACCACCCATTTGCTTATTCTTTTCAAGCTGTTGTTGCAGTCTTTGCTTTTGTAAATCTTCAACAGTCATGTCTTTAGCGGCTTCGTCTTCTTTCTTAAACTCTAATTCCTTCCTAGCTTCATAAGTACTAGGGCCAAAGGTACGCATAAAGTCATCGTAAACACTGCCTACTCTTCCTTGTCTTTCAAAGCGTCTCTTTTCTTGCCCTATCTCGTAAGGAGTAGGCTTAGTATCTAGAGGTGAAAGAACTTGCCCTGTGTATATAGGAGTATTCGAGAAGCTGTCAACAATACCCTTCGTACTGTAAGGATTAGAAAAGTCAGATTGATCTCCACCTAACTCTCCGAAAAGTGCTATTAAATCTTGATTCTTCATTGCATTAAACCTCTTTGCTGTTGTTGAGGCTGAATAAGCGATTGCAATAAATCAGCTTCTCTATTTCGTCTAGCAAACAATTCTGGATTCTTCCACTCGTCTGCGTTTCTTAGTCTAGATATACCACTCTTCAGATCACCACCCATAACAGACTTCATAGTTCCAAAGTCTAGTGAGCTATCTCCAAAGTTGTGTAGCAAGGATAACCCTACAGCTTGTTGCTGATACGGTAGGTCATCGTAGTTCTTGTACTTGCTTCTCATTCTGTCTTTAGACTTATTAATCTTCTGTCGGCTAATGTTCATAGCAACGTCAGTAGGAAGAGTGTAGTGTCCTAGTTCCTTCTCAACAGCTAAAGCTTCTGCACCTTTCTTACCTACATAAGGTAGTAAAGATTCTTCAAACTCTTTAGGTAACCCCATGTTCAAGAACTCTTTAGTATTCATTTGACCAATGTCAATACCAACACCAAAGGTTAGTCCAGAGTTACCAATAGCTTTGCCGTCTTTCTTAGGGATATAAGTTCTAGGCTTAAACCCTTCTTCCTGTATTAAGAATCGTAAGACTGCATCGTCTTTTGTCATAGCATTGTTCCTTGATTATATACAGGTACAACATCACCATTAGGCATTAACATGTCTTGGGCAAGTCCTGAAGAACTTTTAGGAATAATACCTGTAGGTTGTCCAAATATAGGCATTAATGATTGTACACCTGTACCGTTACCTGATAATAGTTGACCTAGTAAGTTACCTTTACCTTGCGACTTAGCCATTTGAGTATACAAAGCATTGTCAAGCATACCTGTAACACCTGCACCTCCGCCTAACAAACCTAATATACCACCTAAAGGGTTCTTTGCCCCTAGTCCTTGAAATATACCTAACATTACATTATCACCTTATTTCCGAATATCGGCATTACTTCGCCTGTTACTTGATTGGGAATCATAAACTGTTGCTGTGGTTGAAACATCGGAGGCATAGCTTGTGGAATCTGTACAGGCTGTGCGTTCATTATCTCCTGTTTCTTTGCTTGTTGTTGTGCTAGAAACTGTTGCAACAATAAATCAGCAGAGTTGTTCTGACTTTGCTGTGGCTTAGCGGCATTCATCAAACCGCTAACTGCTGAGATACCTGCTATAATAGTTGCTGGATCCATTTTAGCCTCCTTAGTTCCAACTAAAGTCACGAGCTACAACGTCTTCTGCACCTCCGCCTAATGACATTGTAGAAGGAGAAAGATTAGCTCCTACTGTTTCACCGCCGCCAAATAAACCACCAATCCAATCACCACCAAGACTACCCCCACCTGCTGTAGGTAATCCCATTACAGTCATAGCAGTACCTAAGATAGCACTGAATGGATCGCTAGCTGACTCTTGAGTAACTGTACTCTTCTGATTAGCTTCCGCAACAAGAGGACTACCTTGTAAGAACTGATAGAACTCAGACAAGTTACGAAGGCTTGCATTTCTATCTGCTTCAGACATTTGAATCTCGTCCATCAACTCAGCTTGACCACGTAAGCTTCTGTACTTACCGATGTCCTCAGCAACGTCTTGACCCATCATACCTGTACGTAACACTTGAGGAAGCATACCTTGAGCCTGTAGTCCTAACTGTTGTTGGCCTAGAGCAGACTGCACTAAAGCTCTTTGAGTGTTTCTATCTATCTCGCCGCCAAGAAGACCTAGACCTTCCATACCTTCACTGCCGCCATACTGCCCTGCCGCTGATGCTTGTTGCATTATAGGTACAGCACCTCTAGAGAACTGCGTACTAGCATCTCCTAGTATGCTTTCCATTTGCTGTTGGAAT